TAGCGTTTAAACCCATCACAGTACGCAAATTCAACGATACCGGCATAGAGAATATGCTCGTTATGGATGGGGTACGGTACGGGGAGGCCCCCTGTGAGGTGAATAGGTACCCTCTGCTGCTTACGCTCTAATCCACTCAAACGAATATGTTCCAACCATAGGCCCCTATGTTTATTGCAATAGGTAAACACGAACGGTTACATAAGGGGATGTCTAAACTTTAGGGGTCTTCCTTGGGGTGGGGGGGTATATATATTTTGAAAAACATGTCTTACAAAGTTAGCAAGTATCCACCGTTTAGGTTAAGTAGGAAGACATGTAGACAGCGGGGGAAAGAGATATTAAGAAGAAAATACTTGCATGTTTAAATGTTCGCATTTATATTTAAATGCGTTGGGAAAACGGATGCTGGCACGAGGTTGGGGTCAATCTTAGAGAAACCAGACGCAGAGAGTACCAACAACTTATTATGAAAATAACGAAGAAAAGACAAAAAGTTTTAGATTTCATTAAGGCATACATCAAGATTCATGGGATGTCTCCTTCCTATGAGGTGATTGCTAGGGGTATGGGTCTAACCGCTAAATCTAATGCTTATCGAATGGTTAAGAGGCTAGAGTCTGATGGGTTTTTACAGACTAAGCCAAAGAAGTTCTATGGGATCAAGGTGTTTGATCGTTCAGTAAAACAGATTGCTTCCTTATGACACTTCTTACCAAGAAAGAAATATCTGATTTTGCAGCCGTAGTTGATCAAGTCCCAGAGGCAGAGCGTAAGAAGATCTTTGCGCTTCTTGAGATGGATAGAGTGGAAAGATGTAAAGAATCTTTCTTATTCTTTGCACAGCAAATGTGGCCTGCGTTTATTTCGGGTAAGCATCATCAGATCATGGCAGATGCGTTTGAACGTGTTGCTAATGGTCAACTTAAAAGACTAATTATCAACATGCCGCCTAGGCACACAAAGTCTGAGTTTGCTTCTTATCTTCTGCCTGCGTGGTTTCTGGGTAAGTTTCCTGAAAAGAAGATCATCCAGACAGCCCACACCGCAGAACTAGCTGTTGGCTTTGGTCGTAAGGTCAGGAACCTAGTTCAGTCAGAGGGCTTTGGTAAGGTCTTTGATACCAAGCTGTCCACCGATTCTAAGGCTGCCGGGCGCTGGAACACCCACAAGGGCGGTGATTACTTCGCTATTGGTGTTGGTGGTGCGGTAACGGGTAAGGGCGCTGATCTTTTGATCATTGATGACCCCCATTCTGAGCAGGAAGCCAAGCAGGGAAACCCGGCAATCTTTGATTCTGTGTATGAATGGTACACATCAGGCCCTAGACAGCGTTTACAACCGGGCGGGGCCATAGTCATAGTCATGACTCGATGGGCTAAACGAGATTTAACCGGGCAAATACTCAAAAACGCAGAGAAAGATGGGGTAAATGACTGGGAAATCATTGATTTTCCCGCTATTTTGCCCTCTGGAACCCCCTTATGGCCTGCTTTTTGGTCTAAAAAGGAGCTAGAAGCCCTAAAAGCCGAGCTTCCAGTGGCTAAATGGGAGGCTCAGTACCAACAAAACCCCACCTCAGAGGGTGGAGCTATTGTTAAGCGGGATCAATGGATGATGTGGGAGAAGGATGATCCTCCTTCCTGTGAATATGTCATCCAATCTTGGGATACCGCCTTTGAAAAGAACAACAGGGCAGATTATTCCGCCTGCACCACATGGGGGATCTTCCAGCATCCCAACAAAAACGGGGACATGAGGCCAAACATCATCCTTTTGGACGCTTTCAAGGAACGTATGGAGTTCCCTGAGTTAAAGAAAAAGGCGTTGGAGATGTGGAACGAATGGCAGCCAGATACCCTACTTGTAGAGAAAAGGGCAGCCGGTGCTCCTTTGATTTATGAGATGAGAAAGATAGGAATTCCTCTGTCGGAATATACGCCGGGCAAAGGAAGCGATAAGATTGCGCGTGTAAACGCTATATCTGATTTATTTGCCTCCGGGATTGTCTGGTGTCCTGACACCCGGTGGGCTGATGAGGTCATGGAGGAGATGGCTTCCTTCCCTAACGGCGACCATGATGACTTGGTGGACTCTTCGTCCCAAGCCTTATTACGGTTTAGACAGGGTGGCTTCATTTCGATTAACAGCGATGAAGAAGATGAACCGAGATACTTCCGTCGCAAGTTGGCTTATTACTAAGGAACATCATGGCAACCAATATAGACAAGAGCGTCTATCAAGCACCCGCAGGTTTATCTTCCTTTGAGGAGGCAATTGAAATTGAGATTGAAGACCCTGAAGAAATATCGATGGATGGCGTGGAGATTACCCTCGAAAAAGACACTTCGGTGGGCGATAACACGTTCAATGCGAATCTGGCGGAAGTTCTGGACGAAGGTGTTTTAAACACCCTTGCTGGGGAATTAAACGAGCTAGTGGATGCAGATATTGACTCCCGCAAAGACTGGGCAGAAACTTTCGTTAAAGGCTTGGAAGTGCTGGGCCTTCAATATGAAGAGAGGACAGAACCTTGGAGTGGAGCCTGTGGTGTGTACTCAACCGTCCTGACAGAAGCCGCAATTCGGTTTCAGTCGGAGTCGATTATGGAGACCTTCCCTGCTGGAGGGCCAGTCAAGACCGAGATCATCGGGTCAGTAACCAAAGCCAAGGAAGAATCGTCGGAACGGGTGCGTCAGGACATGAATTACACCCTGACAGAGAAGATGCCGGATTACCGTCCGGAACATGAAAGACTTCTTTATTCTCTAGGGTTGGCTGGCGCAGCGTTTAAAAAGGTTTACCCAGATACACAACGGCAGATCCCCTGCGCACCGTTTATACCGGCTGAGGACATTATTGTTCCTTACGGAACATCATCCCTGCGCAACGCAGAACGTATTACCCATGTGATGCGTAAGACCAAGAATGAAATAAAGCAACTTCAATACAACGGCTTCTACCGTGACATTGATCTGGGTGACCCCGTCAACATTCTGTCAGATATTGAAAAAAAGAAAGCTGAACAGCAAGGCTACAAAACCAATGATGACAACCGTTATCGAATCCTTGAGATTCATACCAATCTAGACATTGAGGGCCTTGAAGATGAAGATGAGGATGGCAACCCTACCGGGATTGCCTTGCCTTATGTTGTCACCATTGATCAGGGAACCAATGAGGTTCTTTCCGTTTACCGTAACTGGAACGAGGAAGATCCTAATAAAGAACGCCGCCAGCATTTTGTGGATTACTGCTACATCCCCGGTTTTGGTTTCTATGGTCTTGGATTAATCCACATCATTGGAGGGTACGCCCGGGCGGGTACATCTCTTATCCGTCAACTGGTAGACGCAGGTACGCTCTCTAATCTGCCCGGCGGATTGAAGACCCGTGGTATGCGGATTAAGGATGACGATACCCCAATCGCTCCGGGCGAATGGCGGGATATTGATATTCCAAGCGGGGCAATGAAAGACAACATATTGCCTCTGCCATATAAGGAACCAAGCCCAACGCTGTTAACTCTTTTGAATCAAATTACAGAAGAGGGCAGGAGACTAGGTTCTGTCGGGGAAATGAAGATTTCCGACATGAGTGCAAACGCACCTGTTGGCACAACACTGGCATTGCTAGAACGTCAACTAAAGATGATGTCGGCTATTCAAGCCCGTGTACATGCTTCGATGAGACAAGAGTTTAAACTCATCAAAGAGATTATTCGGGACTACGCCCCAGAAGATTATGAGTACGATCCAGACAATGGAACCCGTCAGGTAAAGCAGTCGGATTACGACACCATTGAGGTTATCCCGGTTTCAGACCCGAATAGCTCAACAATGGCGCAGCGCATCATGCAGTACCAAGCTGTGATCCAACTGGCTGCCCAAGCCCCGCAAATCTATGACTTGCCTAATTTGCATCGTCAAATGATTGAAGTTCTGGGGATCAAAAACGCAGACAAGCTGGTGCCTGTTCAAGATGATCAAAAGCCAAGAGACCCAATATCGGAGAATATGGCTTTTCTAAATGGCAAGCCCACCAAGGCTTTCATTTATCAGGATCATGACGCGCACATCATGTCTCACCAAGCTTTTATGCAAGACCCGATGATTGCCCAAATGATTGGTCAAAACCCATTGGCGCAAAAGATGCAGGCAGCAGCTATGGCTCACCTGTCAGAGCACCTAGCGTTTAAATACCGCAAGATGGTTGAAGAACAAATTGGGGTTCCAATCCCAGCCCCCGACGCAGAACTCCCGGAAGATGTTGAAGTTCAGTTGTCCCGTCTGGTGTCTCAAGGCGCTCAACAGTTGCTTCAACTCAACCAATCTCAGGCCCAGCAACAACAAGCGCAACAAGCAGCCCAAGATCCTATTGTCCAGATTCAACAGGCAGAACTCCAAATGGAAGCAAGTAAAAATCAGACCGATGCCCAAATCCAAGAAGCAAAGCTTGCTCTTGATGCCCAGCGAGTCCAAAACCAGAAGGAAATGGAGCTTGCAAGGATTGCATCACAAGAAAAAATTGCTAATCAAAAAATACAGGTTGACTTGTTTAAACGGAATAATAAATAATGAACAACGAGGAGAAATTACTCCAGCATCTTCTCGACCAAATCTTGGAAAGGGAGCGAACCCTTTCTGAAAGTCTTTGTAGCGGGGGGATTTCGGATTTTCCTGAGTACAAGAACCTGTGTGGGCAAATCCAAGGTCTGGTGTTTGCACAGTATCTAATTAAAGACCTTGTGCGAAAATTGGAGAGTTTTGATGAGTGAAATCCTTTTAAGTGAGGATGGTATAACGGCAACTTCGTTACCAGAAACACCAGAACTTAAGGCAAAACAAGTGCCGGAACCTTCTACCTTTTATCTGCTTTGTGCGCTTCCAAGGGCTGAAGAGGAATTTGAAAGTGGCTTGGTAAAGGCAGGAACGACGATGCATTACGAAGAAATATTGTCGCCAGTGCTTTTCGTAATGAAAATGGGGCCAGATGCATACAAGGACACTAAGAAGTTCCCTAGTGGCCCGTCATGCAAGCTAGGCGATTTTGTTCTGGTTCGTCCAAATACGGGGACTAGGATAAAGATTCATGGCGAAGAATTTCGCCTGATCTACGACGATTGCGTCGAAGGCGTTGTCGAAGATCCTCGTGGGATTACCCGTGCGTAAGGAGTAGTCATGGAAGAACATATGCAAACCCTAGATCTTGAATTCTCCGATGAGGATGCCAAGGAGAACAGGAAATCCGTTGAACCCGCAGCAGATGATGATCTTGAGTTTGAGGTCGTAGATGATACGCCGGAGGAAGACCGTGGTAGAAAGCCAATGGATACCCCCCCGGAGGAGCCATCTGATGAAGAACTTTCTACATACTCAAAGCGTGACCGCAATCGTATACGCGAGTTTACAAAAGGGTATCATGAAGAACGTAGAGCTAAAGAATCTGCACTAAGAGAAAGAGAAGAGGCTATTCGTTTAGCCCAATCTTACTTTGAGGAAAATAAACGCCTCAAAGGGAATGTTAATACAAGCAATAATGCGCTTATTGAACATGCCAAAATCTCTATTGCGCAAGAGCTTAATGAAGCAAAAAGGAAGTATAAGCAAGCATATGAGGAAGGCGATTCAGATGGTCTTGTCGCAGCACAAGAAGATCTGACCAGTGCCAAACTCAAAGCCGAGCGAGTAAACAACTTTAAACCAAGACCCGTCGAGGAAGAGAAGTTTGAACCGGCTGCACAGCCCACAACAGAAGCCCCTCCAGTCGATTGGAAGGCAGAGAAGTGGAAAGATGAAAACAAGGAATGGTTCGGTATCGACCGAGAAATGACTGGTTTTGCATTCGCTTTGCATGACAAGCTTATTAATGAAGACAGGATAGATCCTACAAGTGACGAGTATTACACACGTTTAAACGGTAGGTTACGCCAAGTGTTCTCAGATAAATTTGAATTTGATGAACCCGCTGATGCGCCAACTCAGCGCCCTGTAAAGTCAAATGTCGTTGCTTCAGCTACGCGCAGTGTTGCGCCAAAGAAAATTATGCTGTCGCAGTCTGAAGTCAACATCGCCAAACGGCTTGGAGTTCCTCTGGATCACTATGCCCGTGAGGTTGCGAGATTAAGGAGAGAAAAGAATGGATGATCAACAACGAGATAAACGTAGTGTAGATAGCCGGGAACTTGGTGATTTGCGTCCTAAGCGGTGGACACCTCCGCAACTATTGCCAGAACCTGATCCAGAAGATGGCTATGCCTTCCACTGGGTTCGTATCAGCACATTAAATCGTGAAGATCCAGTTAATATTTCTTCAAAATTTCGTGAGGGTTGGGAACCTGTAAAGGCTTCTAGTCAGCCAAAAATGAGCTATCTGAACCAACCGCACTCACGGTTCCCAGATGGCATTCAAATTGGTGGACTACTCCTTTGCAAAACCCCTGTTGAATTGGTGGAACAACGGAATGCTTACTACCAAGAAAGAACGCAAGCATTTGCAGAATCCGTCGATAACAACTATATGCGTGAAAGTCATCCTTTGATGCCTATGTTTAAAGACAAACGCACCAAGGTGACTTTTGGTAAACCTAGTTAATTTAGGAGTCTAAAATGGCTTATCCCACTGTAGGCTCGCCTTACGGGCTACAGGCTGTCAATCGTGTTGACGGCCTTCCGTATGCGGGACAAACTCGCCAGATCCCTATTGCTACTGATTACGCTACTGCCATTTTCTATGGCGATACTGTAAAGATTAGCGGTGGTTATCTGGTTGCAGATACTGGTACAGACAACGCAACACCTTGCGGTGTTCTAGTCGGTTGTGCTTTTACTAACTCTTCAAGCCAGCCGGTTGAAGGTCAATTCTATCCAGCAGGAGTGGCAACAAGCACCAATGCTGCTTATGGTTATGTTATTGACGATCCTATGGCTGCTTTTAAGGTTGTTGTTGTTTCCGCCGCCACGACTGTTTCTACAGCAGGTGTTAGCCGTGATGTTGTCGGCTCTAACATGGCTCTGGTACAAAACGCTGGTTTGACAACTACTGGTGACTCTAAAGTCGCCGTGCTCGCTGGTAGTGACGACACTACAAACACCCTCCCGGTGCGCGTAATTGACGTTGTTCCCGGTACTGCCGTTGGTGCAGATGCATACGTGGAGTTGATCGTTAAGATCAATACTCACCAGTACAACAGCACCACTGGTGTATAAGGAGAGCAAATCATGGCAATTTCACGCGCACAAATGCTCAAACAGCTACTGCCCGGTCTTAATGCGCTGTTCGGCATGGAGTACAAGACCTACGGTGAGCAGCACAAAGAGATTTACGAATCCGAAACTTCGGAACGTAGCTTTGAAGAAGAAGCCAAGCTATCTGGCTTTAGTGCCGCCCCCGTCAAGAATGAGGGCAGCGCAATGTCTTACGACAATGCACAGGAAGCTTGGACGGCTCGATACAACCACGAAACAGTCGTTCTTGGCTTTTCGCTAACAGAAGAGGCGATTGAGGACAACCTCTATGACTCCCTGTCACAGCGTTATACCAAGGCTCTAGCTCGTGCTATGGCTTACACCAAGCAGGTCAAGGCAGCCTATGTACTGAACCAAGCGTTCAATACAGCAGTTACCTATGGTGACGGCGTTACCCTGTGTAGCACCAGCCATCCACTGATCTCCGGTGGTGTAAACAGTAATCGTCCTACAACCGGTACTGACCTGAATGAGACTTCTCTAGAGAATGCCATCATCCAGGTCGCCGCTTGGACAGACGAACGTGGTCTGTTAATTGCATCGCGCCCTACAAAACTTATCGTGCCACCAGCACTTCAGTTTGTAGCTACACGACTGCTAGAGACAGAACTGCGTGTCGGTACTAACGACAACGACATCAATGCCATTAAGAACAACGGCTCAGTTGCAGAAGGATATAAGGTCAACAATTATCTAACTGACAATAATGCTTGGTTCTTGATCACTGATGTGCCTAACGGTCTGAAACACTTTGTCCGTACTCCAATGCAAACTGGAATGGATGGCGATTTCGATACCGGTAACGTGAGATACAAAGCACGTGAGCGTTATTCATTCGGAGTCAGTGATCCGTTGGGTATTTTTGGTTCCCCGGGAGCTTAATACCTGAAGTTGTATGGCAAAAGAGAGGGGGAGCTTAGGCTCCCCCTTTTGCTGCGCATATAGGAAACATTAGATATAATGGATAATGTACATTACAAGGACATTTCCATGATCTTTAAATTACAAGAAGTGATTTCCAAGTTCCCCTTAGAAGTTATTCAAAGGTACGACTTCTCCAATGCTGTTTATTCCGCAGCCCTTCAGCCAATCACAGGGATGGATATTTAAACATCTTGACTTAACCGTTCCTGACTAGTATAAAATAAGTAATCCGGGTTTAAACCGGTGTGTCGAACAGTCCCGGCTGACTTCATGCAGATCGACGCGCCTAACCGCATGAGGGAAAATCAAATGGCAGTTTCAACTACCCAAAGTATTTGGCGTTCGGGCGGTGGCGATCAAACTCGCACTGCATATTGTGGTTCTGGCGTGATGGCAGCTAAGTTCTATATTAATCCTGCCTCCGCAGATACCACCACTGTAAAAATTTCTGCAACTAGCACTGTTCCTGTTGTTTTGCCTATCGGCGCTGTTATTGTAGAGATACAAGCTAACGCGGCTGGTACTGGCGGCTCAACTCCTACCTTTGATATGGGTTGGAAGGGATACACCGATCCTACAGCCGTAGATGCTAATGGTATTCTAAGCGCATCTGATGCAGATGCTGGCAAGCAAGTATTTAACTTTGCTTCGTCTACTGCCGGTGATGATCTGGGCCTGACTATGTCTACAACGCAGATGGTGACCTTGACTGGCGGTGCAACCACGGGTGATGCAGCTACTGGTGGTTCCGTAACTGGTCAAATTCTGTACTACGTAACCGATCCGCTGGTTGGTCAACAAAGCGTCTAATAAGGGGCAATCATGCGCCAAATAGTCGTTTCTACAACCACTTCCGGGGTAAGTGCAGCGATACCCTTGGATACTTACATTGCACCTTTTCAGGTCAGTGTAGGTATTCAAATGTCTTCTGGATCTGAGGTATTGATTGAGCATACGTATAGCGATGTGCTTGATTCAAGTGTTATTCCATCTTGGTATCCCAGCGCATCTTCAACGGCAGATCAGGGTTCAGGAGATTTAAATGGCAAACGCAAAAATTTCAGACCTGCCAGCAGTTACCGCTATTGCGGGTGCAGATCTGGCAGTTGTGGTTCAAAGTGGTACAACCTCTCAAGCTTCAGTAACTAATTTGTTTGCTAATCGAACTCTGGTAGCTCCTATTTTGGGAACGCCTGCTTCGGGTACGTTGACAACTTGTACTGGTCTTCCGCTGACCACAGGTGTTACTGGCACCTTGCCAGTGGCTAATGGTGGCACAGGAATTACAGCTTTTGGTACAGGTGTAGCTACAGCTCTAGGCTCGAATGTCAATGGTACGGGTGCGATTTCTCTAACAACTAGCCCAGTTCTTGTAACGCCTGCTCTAGGTGTTGCAGCGGCTACTTCGGTTAATAAAGTTGCAATTACTGCTCCAGCGACTAGTGCTACGTTGACTATTATTGATGGGAAAACGGCTACGATTAACAATACTTTAACCTTAGCTGGCACCGATAGCACCACAATGACTTTTCCGGGAACGAGTGCAACGATTGCTCGGACGGACGCTGCCAATACCTTTACAGGTAATCAAACCTTTAGCGGTGCAATTATTGGTGGTTCAGCCCAATCGTTAAGTGGCCCCGGAGCGGTTACTGTTACAGAAGTGTTGACAGAGTTTACTTCTACTGGCACAGGTGATGCGTTAACTTTAGCCAACGGCGTTACTGGTCAAATCAAGGTTATTGTTTATATTGCTGAAGCTGCTGGTGCTGATACTGGCGTATTAACTCCATCCACCAAAATTGGATACACAACCATAACCTTTACTGCTATTGGTGATTCAGCTACGCTGATGTACACCTCTTTGGGCTGGGCTGTTATTGGTTCTGATGGCGTTACAGTGGCTTAATCATGGAAAAGAAATTTGTGCTGGCGGGGAGGAAGTTATTCATAGCCATCCCGGCTTATGACGGGAGAATATGTATTCATTCCGCCTATGAGCTTCCCCAGCTTACTTTGGCTTCTTTACAGCACAAATTTTCTGTCCATCTAGGACATCTTTCGGGAAGTTCTATTATCACTCGGGCAAGAAACTCTCTGGTCAATCAATTCATGGAATCTGATTGCACAGAGATGCTTTTCATTGATTCTGACATCCATTTCAAGCATCAGGATGTATTAAGAATCATGGCTCTTGGGTCAGATAAAGATGTCCTTTGCGGGTCATATCCTCGCCGGGCGGCAGATCAGAAGTTCTTTACCGACATCCATTACAACGAACATGGCGGGGTAGAGTTAACAGAACATGGTCTTCTCCGGGTAGACCGGATAGGCACTGGCTTTATGTTTATCCGCAGACATGTTATTGAGAAACTAATGAATGACCATCCAGAATGGAAATACTGGGTGAATGTTGAGAATAGACACCATTGCTCAATCTTTGATTTCAAGGTCAGCCCTGATGGTTACATGGGTGAGGACTACCTTTTCTGTGACCGTGTAAGCGAAGCTGGGTTTAAGATCTATGTAGACCCAGAGATTAACCTTGGTCATTTTGGCAATACAGAATTCACTGGTCACTTTGGCAAACAAGTTCTTCAACCAATGATTGAAGAAACTCAATTGAAAGTCGTAAATGGCTAAATCTCCTGCATGGCAAAGGGCAGAAGGAAAAGATCCAGCGGGTGGTTTAAACGCTAAGGGTCGTGCTTCCGCTAAGAAACAAGGTATGAATTTAAAGCCTCCTGCTCCCCATCCTAAGACCAAAGAAGCCAAAGGACGTAAGGCTTCTTTCTGTGCTCGGATGGAAGGCCACAAACGTAAAAATACTGGTGCTAAAACAGCAAGTGATCCTAACAGCCGCATCAATAAATCATTAAAAGCGTGGAACTGCTAACCATGACTCCAGAAATAGAAACCGCTCGTGAGTTAGCCACTCACGCAAATAACATTGAGCATTTGCAAAAAGACATGGACTCGATGAAAGAGGACGTTGCTGCTATTCGTGCTTCTTTGGAAGAGATACATAAAAAGCTTGCTTCTGCCGAGGGTGGTTGGAAAGTATTAATTGCCATTGGAAGCATAGTGGGTGGCATCGTAGGTGCTGTGCTTGGTATCTTGGGGTTTATCGGTATTAAGGGTGGAAATTAATGCCAGCCAAGAGCGCAAAACAGGAAAAGTTTATGCAGGCTGTTGCTCGTAACCCTGCGTTTGCTAAGAAGGTAGGCGTTCCACAGAGTGTGGGTAAAGAATTCACTAAATCAGGAGGCGGTATGGCTGAGTCTAAAAAGATGGTTAGCACCATGAAACATGGCGGTAAAGTTAAGAAGATGGCTTCAGGTGGTCTAACTTCTGGTCATAAGTCAGCCGATGGCATTGCCAAAAAAGGCAAAACCAAAGGTAAAGAAATCAAGATGGCTTACGGCGGTAAGTGCTAAGGGGATTGAAATGAAGAAACGTGCATTTAAAAAATATCAAGATGGTGGCATGACCAATTTAGGTGCAATGTCTAGAAACCCACCTTCAGAGACTGATATTGAAGAAGATGAATACAAAAAGAAAGGCTTGGGTATATCAGATAAAGATCCCCGTGTTGGGTTCTTTGAACGTTTGCGTATGGGGAATATTGATAACCCAAAGTCTGAAGCTTATAAACGTTTTGGTGCTGGGCGTGGTCGTGCTGCTGCAGTCCCCCAAAGTGCACCCCCAAATGTCTCAACTCCTTTTACACAAGGTGTAAACGTAACACCTCAACGTGCACCCCCAAATGTCTCAACTCCCTTTACACAAGGTGTAAACGTAACACCTCAACCGGGGCTTGACGTTGCCTCTAAAGCTACCAGTATGCCAATTGGTCTTCAAAGAGCAATGGAAGGAGCGGGAGAGCCATCACAAAATGTCCCTATCAAGGAAAAGCCAGTAGTTACCCCGCGTAAAAAAACAACATCAACACAAACCAAGAAAGACGTTGCTAAACCTGCCAAAAAATCAGTTATAGATACGTTAAAGGAAAAAAAAGCAATTCTTCTTCGTCAAGACGTAAAACCTACAGGTAAAGAACCTCTGCTGACTCGTGTTGGAAAAGCAATTTCTGGAACCATGAAAAATGCTGGTAAAAGCACAGTTAAAACATCAGCAGAGAAAATGAAAGAAAACATACGTCGCATAGAAGAACGTCGGAAAAAAGAAAAAGCCGAAGAAATTGGCTATGGCATTAAAAAAGGTGGCGCTGTTAAAAAATACGCATCAGGCGGCTCAGTTGGGAAAGCATCAAACCGGGCAGACGGGATTGCTATGCGTGGTAAAACTCGCGGGAAAATTTGTTAATGAACACTTCTGAGATGGAAAAACGTATTCGTGAACTTGAGGCGCGTCGGGCAAAAGGTGCCTCTGTGCCTGAGCTTGATGCTTTGTACCAAAAAATGGATACGCTAACTGAGCAAGGGTACAAGGCTGCTACCACAGGTGATGTTATGCCAAAGCCGCAAAAAAAAGCCAAGGGTGGTTACGTCAGTGCTGCTGATGGTTGTGCCAAGCGCGGTAAGACAAAGGGGAAAATACTATGATGGCAAGTCGGGGTATGGGGGCAATATTAAAAGATAAAGTTCCAAAGCCCCGAATTGTTAAGAAACGGGACGGAGATCTTCCGGTAGAAATCCATGCCGAAGGTGGTGAAGTCTGGGATCGCCGTCGCCCTAAAGGTTTGGGTAAACCTAAAAAACTTAGTTCTGCAAATAAGTCTAAGGCTAAGGCCGCGGCAAAGGCTGCTGGTAGGCCCTATCCCAATTTGGTTGACAATATGAGGGCAGCTAAAATGACAACCACCGGTTCAACCCTCTTCAACATGGAGTTTCAAGAGATTGCCGAAGAGGCATGGGAGAGGGCTGGACGCGAGATGCGTAGCGGCTATGACCTACGCACTGCCCGACGGTCAATGAATCTATTGACCATAGAATGGGCAAACCGTGGCATTAACATGTGGACGATTGAGCAAGGCTCTTTTAACTTGACAGGAGGTTTAAACACATATGCACTGCCAATAGACACTATTGATTTATTAGAACATGTTATCCGCACAAATGCGAATCAACAGAATCTCCAAACAGATTTAAACATCACCCGAATCTCAGCTTCAACCTATGCCACCATCCCTAATAAGCTCACCCAAGCCCGTCCTATTCAGGTCTTGATACAGCGTTTGTCGGGTCAAACAGGCCCTGCCGGGGCAACGCTGGTGGGCAACCTTACGTCTACAGAGACAACTATCACCCTAAGCGATACCGGCAATTTGGCGGCTACTGGGTTTATACGGATTGGCTCCGAGGATATTTACTATGGATGGATCTCTGGGAATGTCTTAGGTGGAATCTTCCGAGGACAGAACAGCACAACCGCAGCAAGCCATACAAATGGCGATACAGTGTATATGCCCCAACTTCCTGCAATCACTGTCTGGCCTACCCCTGATGGCTCCCAGACATATACATTTGCCTATTGGAAGCTGCGCCGGGTTCAGGATGCTGGCAATGGTATCCAAACAGCAGATATGAATTTCAGGTTTTACCCCTGTTTAGTCGCTGGATTGGCTTACTATATTGCTATGAAGATGCCTGATCTTGTTTCTAGAATAGACATGCTTAAGGGTGTATACGATGAGCAGTTCAATCTTGCCGCAGGCGAAGATAGAGAAAAAGCTTCCTTAAGACTAGTCCCAAGAGCGCAGTTTATTGGGGGGAGTGCTTATTAATGGGTAACAGATTTTCATCGGGCAAATTTAGTATTGCCCAATGTGATATTTGTGGATTCAGGTTTAAACTTAAACAATTGCGTTACGAAGTTGTTAAAACAAAGTTGTACCAGTTGAAGGTTTGCAGCGAATGCTGGTCACCTGACCATCCTCAACTTCAATTGGGCATGTATCCAGTGGATGACCCTCAAGCAACTAGAGAGCCTAGACCGGATACAACGTACTACACAGCGGGTTTAAACGGGCTTCAGAACAATCCAAACGGTGGGGATGGCGGTTACCCTGCCGGAGGCTCCCGAGACATCCAGTGGGGCTGGAGACCTATTGGAGGGGCTAGGAATTATGATAATGGTTTAACCCCGAATTACTTGGTCGCAAAAGCATTAGTTGGTAATGCAACTGTAAACGTAAACTAAGGAGTGGACATGGATACCAAGGAAGTTAAAAAGATTGCGGATAAGGAAGTTAAATCCCATGAGAAGCGTATGCACAAGATGGCTAAAGGTGGGGTCACTTCTGAAGCAATGAAGAAGATGGGTCGCAACATGGCTCGTGCTATGAACCAAAAATCTACTGGTCGGGGTCGATAATGGCTAAGTTCTCTCAGAAAGTTAAGGGCAAAGAAGTTGGTCAGGCTAGTGTTTATGCCGCTCCACATAGCATGGATGGCAAAGCCACCAAGCCCAAGGTCAACACCGAAACCGGTGCTAATGTCATGAATAACATGAATATCTCTGTTGGAATGATCAGCAAGGGCAACTACGCTCCTGTGAAGACCTCTGGAGTCAAGATTCGTGGCACAGGCGCAGCAACAAAAGGTTTGTTAGCAAGAGGGCCAATGGGCTAATACATGAATTACGCAGACCTTGTTACCACCGTTCAAGATTATGCCGAGAATGATTTTGATTATTCGGCTAATCCTAAGATTATTAACACGCTTATACGTCAGGCAGAGCAGCGCATCTACAATACGGTGCAGATTGCCAACCTGAGAAAGAACGTGACGGGGACAATTTCTTCTAGTAACAAGTATCTTCAGTGCCCCGCTGACTTCTTGTCTGTGTATTCATTGTCTATCTTCCCCCAAGGCGGGGGAGATTATGCGTTCCTTTTAAACAAGGACGTAAACTTTATACGTGAGGCTTACCCTAGTGCAACTGACACAGGAAAGCCAAGGCACTATGCCATTTTTGGCCCACGGTCAGATGATGTAAACGAGCTTACCTTCTTGTTAGGCCCAACCCCAGACACTGCATATAGTGCAGAACTGCATTATTACTACTACCCAGACTCAGTTGTTCAAAGAGCAATTAACACATTGGGTACGATTACAGGTGGCTCGGGGTATACAAACGGTACATACTTTAATGTCCCTTTGACCGGCGGGTCAGGCTTTGCTGCCACAGCAACCATTACGGTGGCTGGCGGTGCAGTTACTGATGTCAAAATCTCTGATACAGGCTGCTATTACGTTGTTGGGGACTCGTTGAGTGCATCCTCAGCAACATTGGGTGGCGGCAGTGGATTCTTTGTAGCAGTCAATGTAATCACTAATGAAAACGGCAGAACATGGTTAGGAGATAACTTTGACTCTGCTTTGTTCAATGGAACAATGCTGGAAGCGTTGACATATATGAAAGTATTGCCAGAAGATAAGTCGTTATACGAAGATCGGTATGTTCAATCAATTGCCTTACTTAAGAATCTGGGTGATGGTAAGCAACGTGCTGATGCTTATCGTGACGGTCAGATCCGGTTGCAGGTGAACTGATGAGTATTGTTCAAACCCAGACAACTAGCTTTAAAGCAGAGCTATATCAAGGCATTCATGACTTGACTACGGATGTAATTAAGATTGCCCTGTATACCGCAAATGTAAGTTTAAACGCTGACACGGCAGTTTATAATGCAACCAATGAATCTACAGGCGGAAATTACGTTGCTGGAGGGGTAGTAATGACTCCTATTACAGTTAGTTTCTCTGGCACAACGGCTTATGTTGGGTTCCCTAATGTGTCTTGGACAGGGGTAATAACGGCTCGTTGTGCTTTGATTTATAACTCAAGTAAGGGCAATAAATCCGTTGCGGTATTGGATTTTGGGTCTGATAAAACGTCAAGCAACACATTTTTAATAACAATGCCTGCTAATACAGCCGCAGAGGCATTAATTCGTAGCTCGTATTAAGGAGTTTAAACATGTTAGTCACAAAATCCAAAGCTACCGATTCGGTTTCCGCAGACATAACCCAAGCTGGTATGTCTGGTGATTCTGCCAGTGCAGGTGGCGTATTTACTGTTAAGTGTTTTGATAAAGATGGCAATCTGAAATGGGAAGAATCTGCCCATAATCTGGTGGTCAATGAAGGTCTTCAAGACATGAATACCCAGTATTTTAAAGGTGTAACTTATACCGCTGCTTGGTATCTAGGTCTGGTAACAGGCCCCGGCGGAAGTAATGTATATGCTGCTGGTGATTCATTGGCAACTCATGGCGGCTGGACAGAAGACACCAATTATTCAGGTAACCGCAAGGCTGTAACGTTTAGCACTGCATCTACGGCAGACCCATCTGTAATTTCAAATACAGCATCTCCTGCGTCATTTAGCATGACTGGCACCACGACCGTTGCTGGTGCCTTTCTTACCAATGTAAATACAGGTACATCTGGGATACTGTTTTCAGTTGCAAATTTCCAAGCTCCGGGCGACCGTTCAGTGGTTAGTGGTGACACTTTGTCTGTTACCTACACCTTTAACCTTGATGCAGCATAAGGAATAAATATGGCAACGAAATTTATCAAAGGTCAAACCGTCAAACTAAATACGCCTGTACCTACTGGAGCAGTTAGTAAATTGCGTATGAATGAAGATGGCATTGTGGAATACATGATTTCTTGGACAGATACTAATGGGAATGTCCAAGAGCGTTGGTTTGAGGAAGACCAGCTAACCGAGGCATGAGATGGCTGAAGGCGGCTGGGGATCAGGAACATGGGGGCAGGCTGCTTGGGGATGTTCGATATATGACCGAGCATCTTCTGAGACAGTATCTGCCTCTATGTCTGAAAGCTCTGCGGTTACGATCAATGGGGATATTTCAGAAACAGCTACTGCGTCATCTTTAGAAACATCATTGGTCGGCATTGGTGGGATTATTTCAGAGACAGCAGTGGCTTCTGATGCTCCATCTGCGTTGGCAAACTTTATTGCAGCAATATCAGAA